CGCAGATCAAACCATTTCGGATACATCCACTTATCGCTGAAATCTGCCGCTACGGAAATCTTCGCCCTTACGTCCCGCCGTCTGCGAAATATCAGCCGCGCCCCAGTAAATGAGCCATCGAAATACTGCCAGTCGGTNTCATAGTAGCGGTCTATCGGCGTACCGTCGTCGTCATCATCGGCGGCGTCCATCTGGTACACCCTATCATCCGTGGCCGAAGCTATAAGCAGGTTCGATGTGATGTTACTAAGACGGAACTCCATAATGTCGGTAAATTGATGCCCGTCATAAGTCCGGTGATAGAATTCNCCTGTGCGGAAGTTNTANGANATGCGCCCGCGATTTGCGGTATCCGACGTGCTTGTGGGGTAGATGAAATCATAAACGTCTTTGTTTGGGAAAGCTGTACCGCAAGCCCATTTAGCTTGGGCCACGTCCATTGTTTCTTGCAGCTTCCTTTGCACACGCGGGGGCAACGGCTTCACTACCTGACCGTCACAGATATAAAGCTGCGAATCGGTAGCGAGGAATATCACCCCGGCATTAGCGACAGTCGCCATGCTGCGGGGAGCCAATACACCCTGGTCAAAGGCTAACCGTTCCTGAAAAAACCTATCCGGGTGGCCTATCCATCGAAGTTGCACTAGGCAATCCGATTTGCCAACAACTACCACGCGGCCAACTACCTTAGCCGAATTAACTTCCCCTGCCGTTTCGTTGAAGGTCAGTTCGTTCCCTTCGCACAACGACCAGTCGTTGTCGTAGTCATCGGAATAACGAGCTTGGCGCGGGTTGAAGGTGGAGCCGTCAGTTGAGAAGTTAAACAAAATAAGGAAATTCAGGTAGCTCACAAGACTTTTACAGAACGGCGGTGTGCCAGTCAGCACGGCGGTATTGCCGCTGTTGGTATATTTCCGGGGCCTATCTTGCCCGTCATTGGTAAAGACCAATACCCCCTTGTGCATGTCGGACTGTGGGGGTAGATCGGTTGATGCCCCCGTCAAGGCTGTCCCGGTTACATCATCCCAAACATCTGTGCCAGTATTCAACTTATGAACCGCCGTAGTCGTTAGGCGCAAAACGCTTGTGGTTAAATCCGACCCTTGATACTGCATCAAGCCAAGTACCGTGCTGGCAGACGCAGCGGTAATATCCCTATATTTCGCCGTGCCTAGAACGCCTAGCACCCGCCCATTACGGACCTCGACGTTATCCAAACTTCGGGTGCGTCGTGGATTCGTTCCAGGGACTAGGGTCTGATCTAGCCCTTCAAACCCCGCTATCGCTGCAAAAGTTATCTCCTGTTGCATCAAATCACTGGGACCGACCTGACTTTTACTTTTAATCCCTGCTGCGGCTTTTCCCCCGATGTGCTCATTTCGGCGGTAGCTACGACGGTATAGTTAGTGTCGGCTATGCCGGTCAGCTTTACCCGCACCTTTGTTCCCGTCACTACTGTAGAGAAAATAAGGGCATTGGTTACTACCGCGCTGGTTTCATCGTATGCTATTGCCCCCGTAGCCGAACTTGACCCTATCGCCTTGATAGAATCGCTTGCCGGAATGTCATCGGTAAACTCAAAGTCAAAGTTGACTAACTCCGCCGGTGTTTTCCAGATAGGCGGATAAGGGAAAAAGGAATCTGTCTCACGCGCTGGCATTAAAAATAAAGCGCCTTATGCTGCGTTTTGGTTGCCGCCGGTTTTGTTGACGGGAAAATCGTTTCTCTTGCTTCTTTGTATTGCCCCTTGAGCCATATCCGTTCATCTAGGGCTAACCCGGCATTGGGCGATAGATCATGGGCAAGTCTATAGGTCAGATACCTTCCCCACCCCGCAGGCATATCGGGATTATCTGTAGCTAGGTCGAAGTCAAAGAGGGGCCGCTTATAGGAATAGGCTATCAACTCGCCATTCGTATAAGCCGTATCTGCTGCCCATGCCGACCCGCTGCTACCGGCCTGCGTCCAGTAGATCCTCCAGTCGCCACCCGTTATGGGATCATTCAAGGTCGCCGCCGTATGCTTTAGAATACATTTATAGTTCTTGCCGTCTGTCCCGATTACTTCCGACGTGCTGGTTACGCTGTCCGGCGCATTGTCAATCCAGAAGCGTTGGTCTGCGAGTAGCCGCGCTGTCTGAAAATAAACTTGTGACGGATCACCGCTTTCGTCTTTACTCTGTATTTCGTCGTATTGCTGTTGAGTGATGATGTGTAAGGGAATGTCATCACCCGTTGCGTCCCTGTAGATAGTTGATCGAAGTTCTAGGATGCTGCTGCTCAGGCCGTCGCTGGATGATGTCGTGTAAACGTGCTGGTCGGCGGTAAGAATCAGGTAGCCGGTTTCAAGCGCCCAAAGGTTTAGATTCAAGCCCGTGCCCTGCAAATCTTCTTCCCGGATGATTTCATTGAGCAGACGAACGGAATCATCAATCTGTTCTAAGCTCGGTTCGTTTCCTGCCGACACAGCACGGATTTTCTTTAGGGCGTCCAAGATAATCTGGTTCCGCTTTAAATTGAAATCCTGCGTTGTCCCGATAGCCATACTACCTCATCTGCTTGACGTAGATTTTCAAGGTGCCGGAAGCAAGCGTCGGAACGGTAAGGCCGTTGATGGTGATAGGTGGATCAAAATGATCGTGAAAATGCTGCACTAGAATGTCTGTGGCCGCTTCCCATTTTAGATTGCCGTCTATGTCCTGCACCACCGCCGCGCCCGATGCGCTCGCGGAGGTCCAAATAATATCGTAAATCTGAAAAACTCTACCGCCCGCTATTGCAGAAACGGCGGTTGCTGTGTCGATTTTCCAGGGGTTTCCCCCGACGCTGTTTGCCATAAGTAGTTACCTCCGATGCTTTCGCTTTTTGAGCGGTTAGGGTTGACTCCAGAAAATAAAGAGATTTTTATTTGTTCTTGCCGTCGCGGTGACAAAAAACTAAAAATAGTCATAAGGAAGCCGCGTGCCCTTGTGCCAGTAATTCCCCATTGATAGATTTCATAATCTTGTCCATGTTCCAGCTTATGCCTTAAGCCTACATGGCCACCGAATAATCTTTGCATTTTATATAAAAGCCATGGGTCTTTTTGGGACACTACGGCCCCTGCTTGTTTTCGCATGGCACATCCTTCACCCTCGTAAATACCAGCCGCCCAAGCAATGTCTGCTATCGTTGGACATTCAATCGCCTCCAATCCCGGTTTACACTTACCAATGTGATTTCCACCGAAGTAAGCCCAACATTTCTTAGAACACCATCGCCGCCCAGTCCGTCCTACAAACTCCTTTTTACATCCTTTACAAATCCAGACTTGATTGTAATATGGATGAGTCTTCTCGTATTGATAACGAGTTAAAGAACTCATTGCGTCCTCCATCGAACATTTTTGTAATTAAACTTTCGCCGTAGATGTCCACGGAATCAGTCATGCCCCACTTGCGTTGCGTCTCAAGCATATTAAAAAACTGCTGCGCGAAGGAAAGAAAAGACGTGCATGTAAGGACAGGCTCGCGGGTCTCGCCTACCTCTACTTCGAGATACGTGCGATCCACGCTTGTTCCCGCTATGTCAGCGGCATACGTTTTTTCTTGGCTTGGCACCATAAAGTCATAGCCGAAAAGATGCAGATTGCGGAAACCAAGCATCGAGGCTATGGACATAGCCGCCAAGACAACCGAGCCGCCAGTATTCACAACAGTTACTCTTTTGTAACCATGCCGTATCCAACTCGCTTCGCCGTCTGGATGCGCTCCGCCGATACCGCTCCAAATGTATTGCTTATAGCCCTTCAATGCGTCAAACACAGGCGGATAGGTCGTTGCGGCTATGAGATGAATCACATCCGGGTCAAGATGCGCGAATCCCGCCTCGACATCATCGCTGGCGTCAAGTTGGACAACGAATGTCGGTTTAAGGTCGTACTTAGCGCACCAGGGATACATGCGCTCAATGACAAATAACGGATAGCCCCTTGCGACTAATTCTTTGATCTTGGCTATCTGGCCGTCAACGGAAGGCCCGCCGCCGACAATGATACATGGACCGGAATACTTACCGACAAGCTCTGTTATGGTCGGTAGTTTGCGGCTCAAATTAGCCTCTAAGTTGCTCAACATGCTTTTCTCGGAAAACTTGCATCGCGTCCTTACTGGCGGCAGCGTTCGAGTCTCCTTTTGCAACAGGTGTTCAAAAATATGGGTGCGCCATACTAATTCCGGTTCCGGCGGGAACGGATGCGGCCCAACATATCGCCATATAGACACAATCCTGTCGTCTAGGATTTCGTCTATATAGCCAAGCCTCTGCATCACGTATTGCAATGTCGCGCCGAGAAACTGATAGGTATGAGCGTTTTGAAACATCTTATCTGGACTACAGGCGAGCAATCCGGGTGTGTAAATAAAAACGCGGCCCGTTGGAGAAAGTAGGTCTTTGAGTTTTTCTAGCTCATGCAAATCAAGTAGGTGCTCTACCATGTCTTGTAAGATAACGAGGTCGGCTTTTACCCCCTTTGCGATCAATTCATCAACGGTCTTGACCGTCTGTATGCCTTTTTGTTCGGCGTAGTTACTCCCGCGCTCGCACAACTCTACGCCATAGACCGTTGCGCCATCTTCTTTGAACGGGGTCAGCGTCCCTCCCTTATCGCTCCCTATGTCCACTATCACTTTAGGATGAATGTCGAACTCAGCTAAGAAAGTCTTTAGCTGCATGCTCTGATTGGCGGCGACTTGGAAAAGAAAATCATCATCTTCCGACTTTTCTTGGTAGGGAAAGCCGTCGTAAATCTTGCGGTATTCGTCGTTGTAGAATTGCTCGTAAGCCTCTTTCGTCATGCGCGGATTAGCCCGTATCAAGAGGCAGTTTTCGCACAAGACCATTCTGTGCGGTATCGTATAGCGGTCGCGCTCGGTAAGGATAGAATCGCGGGCAGGTTCTATCCCGCAGAAGCATTTAGTCGCTTCCGTAGGATAGGTGCCGTCGTCAAGTTTACGCATGACTTGAGCGACATAACGGAGGGGCGTGTTTTTGTCCCACACCCCTCCATTGCCGTTCCCGTTGGAGGAAGCCATGAAGCGTACTCCTATTTATTAGTTACCGGCGGTCGGGATTATCTCATATTCGTAGAAAACGTAGCCCCTAGCGCCAGCTACCGTAGTCAACTGCGATGTCGCAGTGATTGCGAACACAAGGTTATTTGTGGTCGTAACCAGTGAGATCATGTAGGGCTTATTATAGACAAACCCTCTGACTCCGGCAGTCGTAGCCGTGTCCAACCCCGTGCCGAACTCGCACAGCAAGATACCGCGAGTCTGAACACCGCTGGCAAACATGCCGCCAAGCGCACCTGTGGCATTGGTGAAATTGCCCTGATTCAACTCATATCCGGTCGCACTCGCTGT